CCGTAATCTCATTATCTTCATCCCTTACAGTATATTCCTCAGTATGAAGATAAACTTCCGTTTCCGTAGTAGCATAATCATAAACACTTACTGCAGTACTTGCTGTTTCCTGTGTATCCGCATCCACAGTAACCGCTTCTTTCCTACTTAAATACTTATTGTTATCAATCGTAGTATAAGTATAAGTAGTAGTAGTAGTACCTACATTGCTTGAAGATACCTGAGAAACTAAGTACCCTTCCTCATATGTCATGGAATTTTGCCATGTTCCGCTTCCCCAAGTAATGGTTCCCGAATACGGTTGATTTTGGTCTACCGCATCGGAAGAAGAAATTTCCTTCGGAACTACTTGCTGAGTACTGGAATTACCCCACTCAGTATGTCGTTTTTGCAATGTTAATGTAGGATTTGCTAACCAATTCGCAGGAGTACGAGTATTTGCTTGATATCCTCTTTGAATCAAGTAAATCGTATTGTTTTCGATAAACAAATCAATTTGCAGATTTGGCAAATTGCTCGTAAATCCAATTAAATTCTGCAAAATGGAAGCAAAATCACCAGTAAGCACTTCATAAAAATCAAGGGAAAAAGGATTTTTTCTAAGTGCTACATTGATATTTGTCTTTGGATAAAAATCTAATCCTTGATAAACAATTTGCATCCCGATTACTTGGGAAATTGCTGATAAATGCGTCCTAAATGTCGGTCTTTCAATATTAAACACTAACGCATTGAACCGATAAGGAACTTGGTAAATGATTAACCGATTTACTAAATTAGTAGCATAAGCACTTCCGCTAATTTGTTTCCTTGTACCACTTTGTACAATTTTCTCCACTTCGAAAAGGTAATTATAATCCAATATAGTACCGCTTAATCCACCACCTAATGAAGCATTACCCTTTATCATGGTAGCATTATATCGAATAGTACTTGCTCTTGGAGAAAGAACCATTTGCATAGTAGAATAATGATTCGGTTCACCACCAGTAACAATGATATCCCAAGTACCTTCTACCACTTCCATATTCTCATCCCTGTATTGCCATTGTAAAGCTTCGGAATTTACTCCATATGGAATCGTATTGGTAACCCTGATATACAAAGAATTTGTACCATCTTGAAGCATTACTGTATCGCTCCAAGATTGTCCATCAGCTGATAACCGAATTCCAGTAATGCACGAAATGAATGGGTCAGTAATATTACTTCCGCTTACCGTAACAGTAAATCTTGATTGTCCTCTCGGAAAAGAAGTAGTACTTATATTAATCATAATTTACACCTTCCAAATCTCCAAATTTACCAATTTATAATTATTAATCAATCTATCGTAATACTGATATCCTCTAACAACAACCCTTGCATTGGAAATAGTAGTATTATCATCTAATACTACTGTAACCAATGTTCTTGCTGTCCAATAACCGCTCAATGTATTAAAATCAGCATCCGAAAATACTGCACTAAGGGAAATTACTTGTCCATCCGCAACATATCCTGCATCCTCTACTGCTACAGAAGAAACACCTGCGGAAGTAACCGTTTTTGTCAATTCTTGTCTATCGTCGGGAATTATTTGTAAATTTTCCGTTCTTCCAATCGATTTAACAGTACCAATATTAATAGCCATATGAAGCACCTCCGCTCAACACTTGCTCTACTACAGGAGTAATCGTATCCGCCACTCTATCTGCAATTCTTTGAATAGCACCTGCATCTTCTACTACCACATTATCAAAATTCACAGTAACAGAAACTTGTGGTTCTACTTTTGGTGCTTGTGGAATCTGCATTTGCTGCTGATACATTTGCTGATAATTGTTTCTAAATCCAATGGAATCAGTAATAGTATTATCAGTATTAATTCCCGCAAATTTTCCAAAGAACCTATTCCGAGAATCAAGAATTTCTTTTAATTTCGGAATACCAATATCATAAGCAGTATTAATCTGACTTTCCTTGATTCCGCTTGATTTTAAATACAGCTTATCCGCATACTTCTTAGCATCTTCCTCATTATAAGTACCGCTTTCCTGCTGTTTTTTAATGTAGGAAAGAAGCTTGCTACTATTTTTAATCGTACTTTCCGCTTCGGAAATCTGTGATTCCCTTGCTTTTTTTGCTTCTTCCAGTTCCTTCTTATAAGCTTCCTGCTCCTTCTTTAAATTATCCTGTCTTTCTTTCTCCTTTTTTTCGTAATATTTTTTATCAATAGCCGCTTTTTCTTCGGAATACCGCTTTTCAATATCCAAGATATCTACATTTGCTTTTTCCCAAGCCGCTCGTCTATCGTTCAAATGATTAATTTCTTTCTGATAATCATCGGAACGCAAATCTCGCAATTCCTTGTAGAACTGCTCCTGTGCTTTCTTCTGCTCCTCTAATGTTTTCTTATTTGCTTCTGCTTCCTTTTTCTGCCTTGCAATTTCATCCCTTGCTGCCTGTTCCTGCACTCGTTTCTTTTCTTTTTCCGCTTCTTCCATAGCAGAAAGTTCCGCTAACTCAGCATTATCCGATTCCCTTGCAGTAACCTTATCTTCTTCTCCTGATATTTTTTTAATTCCACCAAGCAGCAAATCTGCTCCACCAAATAATGCACTATATAATGTGTTTTTGAATGGAGTATTATCTAATTCTTTTAATCTGCTGTATTCATCCGCAATGTTTTTTAATCCTTTCCAAGCAGTATCAAAAGCTTTTGCTCCTTCGATTTGCAAAGCAATTTTGAATTTTTCGAATGCAAGATTTGCTCCTTCTTCCGCTACTGCAAGATTCCGCATTTCATCGGAAAATCCTGAAAGCTTTTCTTTTGCTTCTTCATAAAGCTTGATTTGCTCCTGTAATCCTGCATTGTGAATTTGCTGTGCTTCTACAGCTCCTGCAACAAAAGCATCTCCTCTTACTGCCGCTAATTGTCTTAATGCTTCCGCTTCTTGCTTCCGCAAATCCAGTAATTTATGAGAAGAATCGTAATCCCTCTCGTTTTCTGCTCTTACTGCTTGTGCACCATCAATGTAATAATCGAACCCTTTAATGAAATGCAGGAACTCATCGGAAGTACCACCAAATAAACCAGTAAGGAAATCTCTTCCCTTGCCCATTGCTTCCGCATTAGCATAAGCATTTTGCAATTCTCGGAACATATCAATAGTATTTTTTCGATTACCGTTCATATCGGTAATTTTTGCATCGTATTGCTCCAGTAGTGCTAATGCTCGTTTGCCCTTTTCGTTTCCTGCGTCGATATTTTTGTACAGCATGTTTACAGAAGCACCCAATTGCTTAAGGTTTACTCCATCGATTCGAGCCGCTCCTGCTAACAGTTCCGCTTCTTCATAGCTACTGTTCAATACTTCCCGCAGTTGATACACTTCTTCGTTTGCTTCCGCAGAAGAAACAGCAATTTCCTTGTAGGAATTTACCAATTTACGGATTCCGCCAATTGCAGCACCTGTCAATGCTACAGGAATCGCTATTCCCGCAATTGCTTTGCCCGCAGTAACCGCTACACTACCTAATTTGCCCAGTTCTCCTGTTAAATTCGCAGTAACCGAACGAATCTTAGCAAATTCTGGAGAAACATTTGCTAAAGCATTGGACAATTTAGCACCAAAATTACCCGATACCGCATCTAACTGCTTCTTTGCTCGTTCTACTTCCTTAATTTGGTAATTTAATTGCTGTCCAAGCTTTTGTGTTTCTTCCGCATCTTTTCCTTTTACACGAACCGATTCCATGTAAGCACGATTCAAAGCCTCCAAAGCTTGTTTTTGTGTATCATAAACTTGATTTAGTTTACGATTTTCCAGTTCCATCGCTTTAGTAAAATCGCCTGCAGCTTTAGCAGAAGAAATATCTACGTCGTAACGAAATTTTAAGTCCTTTACTGCTCCTCGCATTTGCTTCATTGCTTTTTGCAAATCGGCATCCGCTTCCATCAAGGATTTTTCCCAATCGTTTAAATCTATTTTTAATGGTAAATACAAAGAACTATTATCTTTTGCCATTTTTCTTTACCTCACTATATTAAAAAAAGCAACCGAAAAGCATCCGGTTGCTTACATAAATTTCCGGAAGATATTTTCAACCGGTTGATAATCCTGTGGATTTTGCATTTTATCGTATAGCACTACAATATCAAGAAAATCGATTAATGGAGTACTGCTAATGGTATTATAATCCCAATGCAGAATATTGCTTGCAAAGATATACCATTGTAGTACCCCTTCATTTGGGGACAACCTCACACTTGGTTGTCCCCGCTTCCGTTTTTTGGAATCACTTCCAACTTTTTATATACTAATGCATTTACGTTCTTTACGCATTCGATAAAGGTAGGAAGTAAATCTTCCACAGCAATTGAATTTTCCACATCCTCAACCGATTTTTCCTGCACAATTGCAATTTGCTTAATTGTACCATCAACATCAAGTACACCTTCTGCTGATATCGGTTCAAATGCTACTAAATCTTTCCATTGCTTTACTGTAATCATTTCGTTCACCTGCTTTCTTTAAAATTAAGGAGTAACAGTAGCTAACGGAATAGAACTATAGAAGGAAGTAGTATCCGCACCAGCTGCAAATTCCTTGCAATACTGCCAACGACCAGTATTATCTCCCGCTCCTTTCAAAGCAGCGAAAGTAATAGATAAGTCATTTGTCCCGTAGGAAATATTTTCCCCTTTCGTCTCTCCCGACATACTTACAGGATTTGCTTTGCCCTTGTACATCCATATACACATCTTAGAATTATCCTGCATTTCGAATTCAAATCCTAATGCAACGTAAGGAGCAACATCTCCCGCCTTCTTGATTAATGTTTTATCTGTAGAATCATAAGTATGACCAAGAATTTCTGCCTGCATTTCCATCGGTAAATCTGCTAATGTTAAAGAACATTCAGCACTTTTGAAATCCGAATTTTTTGTCCAAAGAATTCCATCTGCATATAATTCCGCTTCTGTTATATTTACATTCAAATCCACAGAAACCATACCAACGGTCGGTTTCTTGATTGTTTGATTGTAAACTGGATTTGCAGAACTGGTATCCTCAGTATCCATTACAACATAATGTAAATTCTTGATATTAATCTTTGCCATTTCGTTTCACCTCGTAATAAAATAATTTGCAAATTATTTAAACAGCATATCCATAACTAAAATCTAATGAAGTATAATATTCATTTTTTTCTCTTGTCTTTGCAGTATTCATCCACATAAATCCTGCATCCACCATAGCATTATAAATACTTTCTTTATACTCATTTATACCTGCATTACCATTGGTACACAATGTAACTCGAATTACATGCTCTTTTGCATATAATTTCCCATCTGCATGCATAGCAGGATATTCCGAAATATCCGTATACATTACCATAGGATAAGAACCGTTTTCGGGAATGGAATCATGAAATATTTGGTTTTCGCTAAATATTGTTTTTAAAGCATTTGCAGCTTTTACATCTACATTTACCATCATTTTCCGCTCCAAGCTTTACCTACTTCATCAATGATATCTTCCTTAATTTGATTCTTTAATTTGTACCATGCAGGATAAAAGAACGCTTTTTGATATCTTGGAGAAAATTCAAGGATTCGACCATAAGCAACCCCTTTTGAAGGATATCTTATGCTTCCTTTTCCCCACAATCTCCTATTCTTTCCTGGTCTTTTTGGCAATTTTGCATATACTTCGCTTCTTACTACTACAGCTGGTTTTTGTGCAGTAGCAGTAGTAGCAGTAACGCTTGCTCGCAATCTACCGCTTCTGCTTTGAATACCCTGTGCACTCATATTGCTTTTGATTTGTACTTCCAGTTCTTTTGCCGCTTGATTGAGTACCTTAGCACATGCGTCTCGCACTCTTTCATCCGCATCTTTAAGAAACCGCTGAAGGGAAATTCTCATTTTCAGTACACTCCAATACAATATACTTTGTATTCAATGGATAATATGGTTTAGAAAGATATAATACCTTTCCTTTCCATTTCACACAATCACAAGGATATACATCTTGATTCCGCACGATAAATTGATATTGAAGTTCTGGACGGAAGCCTACATCTGTCTCATCTACATTAGACGACTTAACACTTGCAACCGCCCATACCTCACGAACTGTTTTGATATCATAGATTCGATTCAACTCATCATCTACAGTAGACACAAGCTTGCACAAAACTATTTTATCTCGGAAATCGCTAATTTTTGGTGCTTTAGTCTGCATTTGTCACACCACCGTTCTGCAATTGATAAATTATCAATCTTGCCGCCTTCGGAATATCAATGTTATCCGTTTCTCCTCTATTTTCGTAGTAATACGAACATAATTGCATCATTGCCATATCTGCTTTTGCTCTCCATGAAGTACTACCATTTGCATACTTCATATCGAAATCATCCACAGCATCTTGAAGATAAGATTTTGCTGATTCCATGCACAATTGCACAATATTATCATCTTCATCAATTGCTCGTATGTAGTTTTTAACATCGTTCATTGTCATTTGGAATCACCTCATCAATCTATATTAAAATGGGAAGCAGACAAAGGAGAAAACTCTGCTTCCCAAAAAGCAGGGGAACGCTAATTATTCAATCACCATAGTAACTTTCTTCATTGCATCCGCAAATTTCGGTTCTACATCGAAACGAGTTACGCAACGAACTGCGGTAGCATACTGCCCGAATGAGAACTGGTCGGATACCGCCAATTCTAAGCCTTCCCGTTCTACAAATAAAATCGCATCGAACAGCGAACCGCAGTAGAAGGGGGTACCAGCGGTTTCATCGTCAGGGAGATACTTGTTAGCAATAACGATTACTTCATATCCACGAAATACCCATTTAGCACCATCAATTAAAGATAATGTTAACAGCGGTTTTCCATCTTCAGAAGTCAAGCTATCTAAGTAGTTCCAGCCTGTCTGATTTGTGATAATAACAGAACTATCAACCGCACCGATAGGAACAGAAACATTCAGAGCCTTGAGGATACCTTTCCAATCCGTAACGGTTTCTGCAGTACCCAAAGAATCTAACGCAGCCAAGATTTTCAGATTTTCACCTACAATCTGCTTTTTACCAAAGTAACGGAAAATGTAACCCAGTACATCAGCACTTGCATCTGCCAGCATTTCATTGGATACTTTAATTAACTCGCCACGATTTTTAACCGTGTATTGAATCGGTTTAAAAGTAGCTTCACCAGCAGGAACACCGCCAACTGGTAATTCGTCAAATTCGATTAAGCCGCCTTCAGGATTAACACCAGCAGGCACAACACCCGAACGAGTATTGGTCGGGAAGTAATCGCATTTATCTTTCAGACGATAAGCGCCCATGCTCATCTCTTTGATAATGTCGGCGGTCTGTACAGGAACGAGGACCCCGCCACGAGCCTGTGTATCGGATTCCACATTACCAGGAGAATCAATAGTATTCAGCGGTTTAACCAACCGCTTATCATCTTCGCTCAACGCACTATAACCCTTCCGCAGCATAGTAGCTACTGCACGATTTAAAGCCACTTTTCTTTCTTGTTTGCTTTGCATATTATTTACCACCTTTCTGCCCTCTTCCGGCAATTCATCAAATTCTTTCATTAATTTTTCCAAATTTTCGCTTTCTGCTTTTGCTTCATCAACCTTACCTGCTTGCAGAAAATCTAATACGATTTTTCTACTTGCATTAATCTTCTGTAACAATTCTGCACGCTTTTTCATTGTAAGAATCCTCCAGTACACTTAAAATATTTTTAATTTTATTATCATTATCATTATTATTATCAGTAGTATTATCCTCTGCATTATCAGTAGCATTATTTTCCACATTATCCTCTACCTTAAGCATTTCCTTTACTTCCTCAGGAATATTCTTATAAGAAGATAATTTTTCTACATCAAATTTCGCTACTGCTTTAACCCCTGTAGATTCAACTAATTTTACATTATCAAAAATCTCGTAAGCTTCTTTTGCAGTAATCCAAGTTTCTGCATCCATCAACTTACGAATATCAGTACCATTTTTAATATGTTTTTCGTAAGTAGAAGCAATCATTTCCTTGATTTTGTCCAAGTAATCCACAATACTCAGCAAATAATCGCTTGTACCAAATCCACCACCCGAAGGATTATGCACCATCAGGAAAGTGTTCTCTGGCATAATGATTTCCTGCCCAGCAAATGCTACCAAGCTTGCAGAACTTGCCGCAATCGAATCAATCTGTACCGTTACTGGTGCAGGATGATTTTGTAACGCATTAAAAATC